CTCGTGACTCATACGTTCAGGAGAGCATCTTATAAAAGTTTCTGACTATTACTAGGCGGTGGGAAAACTCCTTTCCGGTCCATCAGGACCGACTTAGGAGAAACACCGCAACTACCGATAAGGTAGCACATAGCTTTCATTAAATGACCCTGATTGTTTTACTCTCTTGATAGGAAAAATTAAGCACTCTTACCGGGAACAGCCGGCGGCACCAATCCCTTTTATTAGGGGTATGGAATTTCTTTGTTTTTAATCAAGCACCTCACACATCAGACATGGAGGTCTATTATCTAGTCCCGTGACCAAATGTCATAGGACTCGTCTCACCCGGTGAGACGGAAATTACGATTTCACGTTGACAGCTGAAAGGACAGCCGCCGCGTAAAGTCGAGGAGTGCAGAGGAAAAAGATTGGTTGGAAATCAACTCCTGCTGCATAATAATACGATAGTACCGGCCAAGTGGTCGAAGCTGAGGAAGTAGAACTACTGAAAAATTCAGCATTCACCACAACCTCATCATACTGTCGTGTATTAGTTTTTGGGTCCACATTACGGACCGACGAGAAAGCAGTAAGAAACCGAGCTCTCGTGTATTGGGGAATATTCGCAGATAATGCGGGCTGTCCCTGTGTATTCGTCAGCGTCATTCCGGTCTGTCCCATAGACACAATAGGTTGAGCCCCCAAAGGGGGCGCAACTATTGCTGTCCGTGAAACATCACCGGGAGCGGCAGCCGATAAACTAACAGTTTCAGCGTTGCGAAATGTATGGGTGGGGTCGACAATGGGATTTCCATAATATCGACTCATTGACAAAGCAGTAACCATTGGTACTGTTGCCCCAATCCCAGAAACATTTACGTGAATATTAGTACTCCCGCGATAACCAATAAAGCAATTCAAAACCCAATCAATAGGGTGATTAGGTGCAAAATTGTAGTTCACGGAAGATACTCCTCCCCAACTGTAACCAGTGTCCATTCGTCCAACTCCGAATGGCACTCTCCAGATGTAATTTGCAGTACGATGTAGACCAGAAACGGTCGTCGCAATAACATTCGCCCCAGCAAGCTGCGTGTAAGCTAGGGATGATCTGTGGAGCACAGGACGTAAAGAACAAATAAGTTCTCCTGTCGTAATTGCACTCACAGTTTCATCAACAGAATGTGTCTGCATGTCAATATCATCTGCTTCCTCCGATTGCAAAATTCCTGCAGGATCACGTGGTGTAGTACCAGTGTTAACATCCTTAGGAACCGCAAACATGAAATCGTCGCCAGCCCGAACATAGACAAGAATGTCAATTTCCGGGTTAACGGCTGGTCCAGTCAGCAAATTCTGTACGCGCACTGTCAGGCAACCATTATGAATATCCTGATTATAAGTATAAGCTGGCGCGGCCCCATTTGAAAACTGCAAATTTGTTGCTGCAAGTAGATAAGGTGCTGTTGATTTGTAAGGTACTATGACCTCAACTTCATCTTCAACTTCCAAATCCACAACTCGCGAAAATGTCACAGTCTCTGTATCTGGGGTTGCAGTAATATCTCCTGCTGGATCCCATGAAATAACCAATCGTCCTGTGTGATACCGTGTTTTTATAAATCTAAACTTGTATATCAAACTTCCTCTCCAGAATCTAAACATCTGTGCAAAATATGCAACAGGTGGATAAGTATAATAAGTGGAAGCAACGGCATAACCAGGACTGATTAAACTACTCCATAACAAAGTATCTGTAGGACTAGAATTAGCCCACAAGGCACCTTGGAGAAAACTCTCTCTCGTCAATAAACTCGCAAACGCTAACGGATCTTCTTCATCGACTCCCGCGACTTTACTACTAATAGTAACTTCATTCTTGGGATCAATAGCAAGTTTATCAATTGGCATTCGCGTTTCAGTATTGGCAAAAGCATGGAAAGTTTTATGTTGAACTGGAATAACATCATCAATCATCGGAGGGTTGGAATAGCCAAACATTTTGGCAATCCCCGCTACTGCTTTCGCTCCCATCGCTGTGGCTCGAGCAAAGTCACCAATAAATGGCACTTCCTCAACCATACCAGCAATATTAGCTATAGCAGTTGCAGGACCAGAAATAGTCCCAGCCGTATCGTCATACTCATCAGACTGCAGAGCAGCGAGATAAGTCGGACCCATGAGCTGGACTTCCTCGGCCCACGCGTACACAGCAACTGTGATACCTGTTCCAACGACACCATTAGCCGAACGCAAATTAGCATATTGAAGAAAATTCAACACACCCATTCGTGAAAAATCGGTTAGGGTCGTAACATCAAGCCAATTCCTGGGCCACAGAAACGGGAGGACCATTTCTGCAGTAGTCATCTGTTGGGGTTCCAGATAAACACCAGGCATTTGCGAGAAGGGAACTTGATCATTTGAAGCTGTATATGTGCTGCGGGGGTCAACCAACGGGGCATAACAAGCGCGTAAGCTGCCATAGTAAAATGGCGAAGCATTAATAATAAATTTCAAGTGTAGCTTACATTGAATGCGCGAGTAATTAGTCAGTTTATTCCGGATTTGTGCTGTATTAAAATACAAACTCCAAGGATTAATGGCACTTTGAGTGAAAGTACTCTCAGGCCACTGTAACGAATGAATCCTCACTGGACGACTTAAGAATTCACCAAGTCCTGCGGTAGCATCAGAATCCTGATCATACCCACCAGAACTCAAATCACCCATAGTAATCCGTTCGGAAAGAGCACCGTCCCTAAAGACTATGTTTTCAGCACGCACCACATTTTCAGTGGTGTTCTCTGTATCCGTCGCCTCTTGCGACTGTAACAGAGGATGTTGCAGGTTTCTCTCCTGCATCCTCAACTTACTTAACTGCCTCTCAGTATAGTTAGTCTTGGTGTACCTATCTTGGTACCGGGCGAAGCGGTTCTGCTTTCGTTTAATCTTGGACTTTTTCCATTCAATGGAAACATCATATTCCTCAGATTGTAACTTAGCTATACTTTCGCCACAGACACTGCAGTACTCCTCATCTATTACAAGATCATCACAGGTGCCTCTGTGAAGGTGAGAAGGGAAAGTTTGCGTGCTCTTATCCCGACGACTTGCCACAACGTCGGAATCGTCAATGCACAAATTGCATTTCGTATTGCCAGGTAAATTTGCCCAGTGGAGATCGTATACCCTTATTATCTCCTGGGGATCGATACTAGTGGATCAGCCTGCACATCCTTAAATAAGGATTTTTGGGGAATGCCCAAGGCAGATCTCGCGGGGAGCCTTTCAAATTGTCATTGTATCTATTAACAAATCTAAGTCACTCTCCCCTTACGCCTACATTTTGGTTTATGGTAAGGACCTTATAGGTTAGGCCCAGGTGCACTCTAAGAGTGAGAGCAATCAGGACAACGTCCCTCCGAGTCTGGAAAATATTCCGCACTCGCTGTGAGGTATTCTGCCCTCAGTTCATCGAATATCGGAAAGTCGACTGTGTGAAATACTGCAAGGTCACACTCATTAATCACTTCCGAAAACATAACTTTCTTTGCTTCAAAAATTTCCCTACCATAGAAGAAATACTCTCTAAGCGCATTGTGCATAACATCAATCGCATGTTGTTCTCTACACACTACATCACTCGGTAGTTGCATCGTTAACATCTTTGCAATAGACGATTCATCAATCTTGGCAACATGAGAACCAACTTCCGGTTCGTATCTCCACGTTCGCTTTAAGAAAGCAATCTGATCAATCCCAATAAAGGGAACAGACTCTGCTTCTTTATCTGCCATTGTGTAGACCACGCCAATCGTAGCCAGATTCTTAGCAATCACCGTATGATCGAAATTGGTAACACTCTTATGCACTCCCAATGTGTTGTCATCTCCATATGTCAGTAATACAACCAACAAAATGAATAGATCTAGGTCATTCCCAGCCATCAACCAAGCATATCTCACATAAAGAGAATTCACAATGCCATTAATAATGACGGTCAATGGGTGACCAGAGGGATTAGATCCCCAAAACATAACCAAATCTCCATTGAAATCGGTCAAAGGAAATGCAATGTCAATTCCAATGCACATCACGATGAGTCTGTCTCTAAAACCCCAACCAGCAGCCACTAACACCCTATCAATGACTTGAAATGCTGCTAGGATAAAGATTGCACTCATCCGTTTGTCGAACTTGCTATAATCACCAGCAATCATTCTATCTTTCCCAAAGACAGTCAAATGGTGATACATTAAGTCCCATTCTGCCGAAGTGGTATTCGTTCCAGGACACGATTCAAAAATAAACTTGTTTTTCTGAACTATCCTAACGAATGCCAACAGATATTTTCTCATAACAAAGCCATGGTCACAAGGTCCTCCTGCGAAAACTCGCGTCTTACCTTCAGCAACTTTAGACTTTTTCAAAGGTTCATCTTTCAAATGCCCAGTAAACACTGGCATCCATCTTTGACCTTTTTCATAACAAGAAATGATCTCTTCAACTCTTTCCATGATGACGGGCTCAAACTGAACAAAATCGTCCCAGACATCAACTCTACCATGATATTGTAGATACTTCGACTTCTTTTGTTTAAACGGAAAACCCGCAGACGTATTTCTCTTCATCCCATCAAGATATTTTGTCCCAGGATAACCATTCAACGTTGTCTCATTATCAAGCACCACTATCTCATCGAGATCTTCTTTAGACAATCTTGAAATGATATCATTAGCAAAAGCATCAACACATTTATCAACCGATGATTGATGAACATTAAAGTTCTGATCAACGATATCTTGTGCTGCCAATCTCCATGGTTTCCACCCCTTCATTAAGGGGGGGGCTGTATCGACCGTATAGCCTCTTTGTAACACTGCATCACATATAGCAGTCTTTGTCACTTTGGATTTATGAGCCGGACGGAATCCCGGAAGAGAACCATATACTGAGGCATTACCAGTCTCCAAATATTTAAAGGTACTCTTATGGTGTAGTGGTTCCAATTGGATTGGTACACCTTCTCTATCGGTCAGATTTGGAGGGCCTGCAGAAATTATCGGAGTGCGAAAATGCACTACAGCTTTCAAACAGGATTCCTTCGACAAGTGAACTGAATACTGGGAGACAGTGCGTCCCCCAGCTTGGTGTAATCCCAAAATAACTGGTCCACTTGGAGTATCCCCCAAAATAACGGCGCCACACTCACCCGATTGAGTGAGTCTCTCGCCAACAGCCTGCCACCCATCAAAGGTAGCATCCAACTCCTGAACATACCGCCCATTTAAGGGTTTAATTGCTCTCAAGTTCTGGAAGGCTTCCTGCCCCGTTTTATCTCGCATGCACATAGTGCCGTTACACACTGTAGCAAAACCTTCGCGAGGCAAAAGTTCCATCAGATCCAATTTAGGAGGCACACAATTCATTCGGAAAAAGATAAGATCCTTCTCAGGAAGACGAAAAACGTCGTCATGGAAAAGTTTCATATCATAATTCTGTGAAATTCCGGTCTGCAATGGTGATGAAGTGCATGACAACATAACATCACACTCTGGGATATTATGATTATTTGTAACATACAATTGTCCACCAACACAAAATACCTTAATTGGTCTAATCTTGGGCTTACCCTCTCTTACATATCGCACAGCCACATGTAGACAATTACCTAACACTTTCTTTCTAGAGTGTTCAGGCAAAGGTTTCCATGAGTTCGTCAATCTCCCGGAGGAGAAGACGGCAGGATGAGATTCTTCTTGATACCATGGATTAGGTTTATCGTCTTGCGTCACAATACGTACACCTTCATCCGTTGAACCTTGAAGAAAAGGGTCTTTCATCATCCGCCAGGCTGCAACACCCATCAATAAGACGGGCACCATGCCTAAGAAAATAGTGAGCCATTTGTGTTTAACACGAACCTGTCGTACTTTATCTCCGTACTCAACAGCAAGTGCCTTAACTTTATTACACTCCATCTTAAGACGATCAACATATGATACTCCAGCTTGAGCCACATTTGTTCTTATCGTAGATAGGGTGTCGGTCACTTCATCAGCAATCACCTGAGGAACTTCAGCAATCATTTGAGGAACTTCGGCCGCTTTTGACCAAAGACTATTCCACATCTTACCAAGGATCCACCACGCAAAAACCTGAATATATTCAGCGGCGGCATCAAACAAACGATGTTTCCACTTCCGCCACGCAAATTGTACGGTCAACATTAAACCCATACCAATAATGACTGGCATTACAGGGTATTCAGCTGACTGTAAAATAGGGGCAGGCTCAGTGTCTGCATCTTTTGTTTCTTCTGGCTCATCAAAATGTGGAATTCTATCTCCAGGTGACAAGCCAGGTTCATCATCTACATACTGGACCTCCATCTTATCTTCAGAAACTGGTGAGGGTAGAAGACTAGGATCAGGGGAACAGTGACAACGATTTTTGGGAAAGAAGCAAGTTTTGCAAATCAAAATCTCTGAATAGAGACGTTCGGCTTTCTCAATATCACGTTGATGTTCATGATGAGCAATGTATTCCTTACCAACATAGGCGAGAAATTCATATATGGAGGTAAATTTAGCTCCTCCAGGCAAAGCATCAATATATTTCGCTGTCTGAATCCCTGTGACAGGATCAGCATGTGCGATGATCTTTTCCACTTTCAATTCCCAAAAATCTGGGTAATCTTCAGAACCGTATTTTGGAACACGACTGTGATCCAGCATTCGTTCTGCAGGAATGGGTACTTGACCATTGATGAGCGTGCAATACTCTGCTTTGACTACCACGGTAATAACCAAAGGAAATCGCCGTAAAATGGCTAGTTGATTGCAGTAATATGCACCGGCATTCAAACTCTTTGTGTTGGTTGTAGTTTGAACCAATAAAGGACGAAGGGGAATGCATCCCTTGTCCTCCAGATCTGCTTGATTTGTTACAGTCGGAATCATATTCAAAATTTGAATGATTTCAGCCATACTAGCATCGGGACCCATATTCGGGTTCTGCGCTGCAACATCATCAAGAACTATTGACCACATGTACGTTCTGAATCCAGACCAAAAGTCGTCTGCAAAACATCGCGTATAGTGGCAAGAACTGTCACACGATTGATTACTAATCCGCGCTATATAATAGAACACCACCTTCTGTAGTGTCGTTTTGGCAACGGACGAACCACCGTAATGCAGCAATGAAAAAGGCATAGGCCTATTTTCGCGTGCTGCGCGCTTTGTACACTCAGAAGCCTTCAAAAGACGGAGTTCTGACTGGAGACGTTTCAACATTGTGAAAGTCCCTTTATCAATATCAGTGGCATACTTACAGATTGCCTCTCCTCGTTCAAGGGCTGCATCGAGACGCATTAGAAATTCGTGGTAGCTAAAACCACATACGTCAGGATTCTGGAGTTTTTGTGAATCTTCTTTAATCTGGTAAACACTGTCCACCCAAACACCGTATTGATGCCCGGAATGGATAATAGGATTCCAAGATCCAGTTGTGATACAATCATATAATCTCTCCAAGATAAATGATGCTCCATCGACAACAGCGTATACAAATCCATTTTTGGAATCACACTGTTTCTTTGTGTACTCTTCCTCTGCTTTAGAGAACCAGAAATTGTCAAACGTCAAACCAAATCTCTCAAAGAGAGAATAAGATAAGATGTAATGGAAAATTTTCTTAATTTTCTTAATCATTGGATGTGAAGAAAGTGAATCACACATGGTAAACCATTTTCGAAATGAGGAAAACGGATTCTTTGGTGAATCTTCTTCATCGCCACTTTGCATAAATGCAATGGCCTCTTCTTTGATTTCATTAAACATAGTCTTCAAAATATCGAAGATTTGCGTGAAACCCTTCATAATTGGTTTCCCAGTTACACAACGGATGTACTGAGTTACAATATGGTAAAGTTGCTCGAAATTATTTAAATATCGAAGTTGCAAACACATAGTGAATGTTGATTCAATAAATATTGACAAAGTATCCTCGAGCTGTTCTGGGGTCTTTCCAACGGCATAAGCCAATGGATGTTCTTTTAACCAACGCGCAATTAAATCAGACATAAAGCCTTCATTTTTCGCTTTGTTGTGTGCACGAGCTTCGTCTTCGAGCTCCTTCATTGTAGCTTCAACCTTTTCTTCGGGGACATCTGGGGCCCCCTGCAAATCCGCAAGAAGTTTTTTCTGGAAAGCTTTTTCCCATTTTTCTTCTTCAATGAGCATTTCATATACTCGAGGATCACCAAAGAATTGGTATCGTTTTGCTCCAGGATGAGATTTTTGGAAATGTAACCAATACAATTCCTTAAATTCTGATTCCTGGGGTTTATCAAGTTTATTAGCTTGATAGATGGCAGCATGTGCTACCATTGCCTCCACCTTATGTAGAGGTTTTTGCAGAAGAAGTTCTTCTGCACTTCGGATGATCGTATAAACGTTCATCCCTTCGTTTAATTGCCGAGAGAAAAGAATCTCCCATGCAAAACGGAGTACACAAATCTGACGCAATCGAACTGCAAGCGAATGCCCAAACCAATACTGGTGTGGATCGCTAAAAATTCGGGGGGTCATGATCATTGTACTTTAGCTTGAAGGGTATTTTTTCTAGGTCCCAAACCCTATAGTGCGTGATTACGACTGCACGTGTCGGACTCTTGACTTTAACATGAGATCGGTAAATTATGCAACAATGTTTTCATACCTAAAAGAAGGGAAAACTAGGTTTTGTGTGTTCATTAAACGTGGAAGCTATATCCGTCCACAACACCCACCTTAAAGTGGACTTCATGCAAACTCTTCCGAGGCAACAAACAACACAAATGATTAGTGAAATTCTAAAATAGAAAATATAATCACCTGTCTTCAACACTGAATACACAAAAGTGTATACAACTAACTAGACAAAACAGACTCCATACCATCCGGTGGATTATCTGTGTACAAATGCGAATAATACGCATATTACGGATTGGAACAATTCCAATATATTTTTATGTTATTTTTGGTTGTTTTTATAAATGTTTTATATTTATGAGATAAATCTCTTTTTGTTTTAACAAATAGGGGGTGCCAATTTTTAGTCTTGGCCAGACATAGAAATAAAATTTGAATCAAATTAAACCACAATAATTTTGAATACCATAGTATCATACTAAGTGAAAATTCAAGAAATACAGGCGTTAAGCAAGAAGATGATCCGGAAAACCGGACTCAATCTAAAAGGTAACGTGCCATAAATCGATACTTCACCACTAGTAGATAACTACGGTTTTCGAAAAGAATTGCGGGGAAAAAATCCC